CCGATGCCGCCGAACGACCCACCGCCAACAAGGCCGCCCTCGGAGAAGCCGGGGAGGTGCCCGAGGCGCATGGCCTCCAGCTTGGGCAGACCGATGCGGGAGACAGCGCGCTGCGGCAGGACGAACTCGCCGCGGTGGACGATGCCGGCCGGCTCCAGCTTGCCGCCGTCACCAGTGTACCCGCCCTCAGAGAAGCCGAAGAGCGAGCGACCGAAGTTAAAGGCCTTAGACAGCCAGCCCGTCGATCCGCCTCCCGATGACGCCGGAGCAGGCGCAGAGCGTCCGCCGAACAGCATGTTGGCCAGCGGTTCGGTGATCGACTGGCGGACAGCGATGGCAGCCAGGTCGGCGATGATCTGCTTGGCGACGTTGGAGAACACTTCGCCGAGGTTCTTGCTGTTGACGATGGCGTCGACGATGCCGTCGTTCAGGGCGTCCAGGCCGCGAGCCGCGACGTTCTCATAGGCCTCGCGCACCTCCTCGGTCGTCTTCAGGCTCTGGTCGCGCCAGCGCTCCAGCGGGGACATGGTCTGGCGGTTCACCGCGGCGGTCTGGGCGTCTTGAACCAGCCCGAGAGCATCCCGGCGGGCCTGCTTGTCGGCGTCCGTCAGATTGGGGGCGCGGCTCAGATCGCGTTCCAAGTCCTCGCGGGCGCGGCGCTGCGCGATCGCCAGCAGCCGAAGTTCGATCTCCCGTCGCTCCTTGGCGGTGCGTGCTGCGCTGGACTGGAGCGACAACAGGTCGGCCGTCAGGTCAGCCAACGCCCGTTCCTTGGCTAGGCGCTCGTCAGCCAGATCGCGGGCGAGGATGTCCGACGATACCCGATCCTCCAGCGTCGCCGTCTGGGTCTGGATCAGCTTGAACTGGTTGAACTCGGCCTGGGTGATGTCCTTGCGGGCGAGGCGGCTCTCCAGTTCCTTGGCTTCGGCCTCGCGCTCCAGCTTCACCTGTGCCTGGGCAAGGTCGTAGCGTTGCTGGACCGTCAGAAGTTCATCGTCGGCGATGCCTAGGGCGCGTTGGCGCAGGCGGAAGATTTCCTGTTCCACACGCTCGGCGCGGCGGGCTTCACGTTCTGCGGCACGTTGAGCGCTGTTGTCCGTCCGGCCGCGCGACTGGACCGGCGTGAGGCTTGTGCGGCCGCTGGACGGTGCCGCAACGCGGCCTCCGAACATGTCGGCCCGTGCCGTTGATGACATGCCCCAGAGCAGGGCTGGATCGTCGACATCAATCTGCGGATTTGCCCGCGCTTCACGTGCCGCATCAGGGAAGTCGGCGCGGCGGGCACGGACCCATGGCAGGTGCTTCACCCAAGGTTGCTCGTACTGCCGGCCGACGACCGACGCGAAGTTGGGGTTCTCAATCCCTTCATCGATCATCTGCTGGCGGGCTTCCGCGTAACCCGAGGTGAACTCGCTGAGCTTCTTGATGGCGTCCGCTATGCGCCCCGTGAAGGCGAGCACTTCGTCCGACAGGTTGATGAAGGCCTCGGCCATCTGAATGCCGATGACGTGGGATAGGTCTTCCAACTGGCCCTGGGCGTCCGCGCCCTTCTTGATGATGTCCTCGTCAAGAACGAACCCGAGGGCGGCAGCTTCATCGCGAAGCCGGGCCGTTTCTTCCGAGCCTTCTCGCAAAGCGGTCGCGAGCGGTCCAAGGCCGAGCTTTTCGGCGATAGCTCCCCTGTCGGCGGCATTGGACAAGTCGCCAATGCGATCCACGACCGCGTCGAGGGCCTGCTCGGTGTTTTGGAACGCGCGAAGCTGGTCTTGGGTAAACCCCAAGGCGGCGAAGTCCTTCAGACCCTCTTTCGACAAGCCAGCCGCAGCCTGCGACAGCTTGGTTCCGAAGTTCTCAAGGGCACCATCAACTGCGGCGGCGTCCTCTCCGGTCTTGCGAGCGACGTAGCGCCATTCCTGAAGGGCGGTCGTGCCTATACCGATCCGACGGGCGCTGTTCGCCATGTCGTCGGCCATTTTCAAACTGGCTTGGCCCGCCTGAAAGGCGAAGGTTGCGGCGGCAGCCAGTACCGCCGTCAGGGCGAGAACGCTCGTTGTCGCCATCCGGGTCATCTTTTGGATGCCCGTTCCGATGTTATTGGAGCCGGCGTTGGCGGTCTTCTCGGCGTTGTCGACGAAGCCCTTCAGATCGCGCTCCGACTGCGCCAGGTCGTCCTTCAGCTTCTTGCGCGTAGCGCGAAGCTCGAACTCGGCGCTGCCTACAACATTGCCATCGGCCATAGATCACCGCCCATAAAGAAGGGCGATCCGTGAGGACCGCCCTGTCTACGCTTCTGTGTGTGTACGGCTATGCGCCGCCGGCCGCCCCCGCCAACCAGGGGAGGATTTGATCAATCGCCAATGTCGCGACGAGGATCATGTAGATGAGGCGGGCGATGCCGGCACCGACCGTCAGACCGAAGCCCCCAAGCACTGACCACCACAAGACGGTCTTCCAGTTCAGGTTCATATGCCCCTCCATTTGACCGAGGGACGCTATGGCGCCTCGTCCAACGGCTCAACCTCCAGCCCCCAGTCGGTCGCCATGCGGTGGAACATCGCTTCTGCCATCGCTTCGGCTTCTTTCGGGTCCGGCACCTCCAGCATCGACTTGATGTAGCTGGCTGGACCCTGGAGCCGCTCTTCTCGGGCGAAGCGCTCACCAAACCATCCAGCATAGAGCGATGCTTCGATCTGAGCCCGTCCGATGGCCTGGAGCCTGATCGCCAGCCTGTAGGGCGTCAGGCGCCAGAACTCAGCCTCGACGATCCCGGCTTTCAGCGCCGCCCGAAGATGCGCCTCAACCACGTCGGCCGGGCGCTCTTCCGAGGGTTTGCGGCGTCGGCTTCGACGGACCTCCCTTGCGGGCCGTACTGCGCCAGTTCCCAGGCGGCCCAGACCGCCTTGAGGCAGACCGCGAGGGGATAGGAGGCCATGGGAGCAGCCAGAACGTCGGCGGCCTTGATCTCGCCCCCCGACATGATCTCCAGCGCCTCTGCCAGTGCAGTCGAGCCGCCGGAGCGGCCCTTCTGCATGGCCTTGAACTGTTCCAGCAGCCAGTCGTGGCCCTTTGCGTCCAGTGCGGCGTAGGTCAGTTGCAGCGGGACCACCCGGCCATCCGGCAGGGGCAGCCGGACGATCCCTTCGCGAGCGTCGTTCATCAGTCTTGGGCTTCGCGCGCGGGCGCCGCCAGAGGCTCTAGCGTGCCCGAGGAGGTGACCTTGCCGTCGACAGGCGCGGCGAGCGTCAGGTTCGGCACGGCTTCGAACGTGATCTGCTTGCCGGAACCGCCGGCACCCAGGGTCACCTTGAAGGGCAGGGGCGTGTTGGCAGCCATCGCCGTGAACATGGCCTCCTGCTGCGTGTCGCCCTGCTCATAGTGCATGTCGAAGCTGTAGGGGGACGGTTCGCGCGGGCCCGAGATGTACTCGCGGGTGCCGGCAGGGGTGTCGAAGTCCGTGGCGTCAATCTTGTTCGGCGTGAAGCCGCCGCCATTGAGGTTCGTCACGCCAGGGATGTTGGCGTAGGTGATGGTGCCGCTGCCGGAGCCCAGCAGCAGGTGCATGAAGCCTTGAGCCAGAACGGCCATGGTCATTCTCCTGAGGAAGGTTGGCAGGTTGGAGGAGGTCGCGCACCGCCTGCCACGGCGCGCGAAAGGGGTCATGCCCGGACGAGATCCAGTCGGATCGTGACGCGCCGGCCGATGTAGGCCTCGTCTGAAGTGGGGGACTGCATGGGGCCGTTGACGCGGCAGACGTCGCACTTGCCGCCCGTCACGGTCAGTTCGCCGGGGCGGTTGTGGAAGAGGTCGCGCACGGAGCGCATGACCGCGTCGAGTTCGGCACCAGAGCCGGCGTCCTTCTGATAGCCGCGAACGTCTTGTTGGATCAGGCGGCCGGTCTCGGTGAAGGTTTCCATGGGCTCATCGCGCGTCGGCACGTTGATGATCAGAAAGGGCTTGGTCGGCGGCGTGTCGAGGAAGTTGTCGGGCGCGCGCTCGGAGAAGATGGCCGGGGCACCGTTGTAGGTCGCCAGCGCGGAAGCGACGCCAGCCAGCCGGGCGAAGATGGTCGCGGTCGAGTTCATTCCTTGGCTCCCTGAATGAACGCGTCGCGCAGATCGTCGGCGTAGTCGGTGGCCAGCAGCGTCAGGTAGGGGCGGGCGGCCATGCGCTCGGTGCCCTTCTCAAGCGCTTCAGCCTGGGCGGAGTTGGCGACGATGCGGCCGACCAGGTCCTCGCCGTCGCGCCTGATCTGATCGTCAGCGTTCGTGTTCGCTGACAGGGCGCCGGTGTCTTTCGCGGGAGGCTCGCCGGGCGCCGACGCTTGGTGCTTGCCGTAGATGCGGCCGGAGCCCTGTCGGTTGAGGATGTCGCCCTTCAGGATTTGCTCGCCCTTTCCGAGGGCTCCCCGAAGGCCAGCCTCGCCCGCGTCTGTCGCGATCTTGGCGATGACCCCGTCGTAGAGCGTGACTTTTGCCATCAGGGCCTCCTAAGGATGCGCATGACCGACGATCAAAAGCACTTCATCGTGACGACGACCGAGCCTCGTCAATTCCTGACCGCTGAACGCACTTGGTCGGCCAACATCGACAAGGCTGAGACATTCACCTGGGCACAAGTGAACCGGGTGTTCCCAATGTTGGAGAAGGGTACGCCAGCGGTTCCTTTGAAGGTTGAGGACGCCTAGCGCCCCTGAAGCTCGTAAAGGGCAGCGGCGGGATCGCCGGTCTTCGCGATGATGTCGAAGGTGGACAGGGCCAATCCCTTGGAGGGGTCGGGGGCGGTGATCTTGTGGCCCTTTGCCGGAATGACGCCGGCGGGCAGGCTGCCGCCGAGGACAAGCACCAGACGGTCGGTGGCCGG